GAAAACGTAGTAACGAAAGGCGCTGCTAAAGCTGAAGCACCACACAAGAGTGCAACTCCTGTTGCAACTCCTGGTCAAACCGGTGCTTGGGAAGATCTTGGCGGTCCTACTCCAGAAAACTATAAGGTAGATGACAATTCTGCCAAACTCAAAGAGCCTTCAATCGCAACTGTCGCAGACGTTGTGAAGAGAGGTGCTAAACCTGCCGAACCCATGCCAAAAGGTATGAAGGAAGAGGAAGAGGTTGAAGGGGAAGTAGTTGCCGAAGCAGAAGAAGAGACTGCTGAGGAAGAAGTAGTTACCGAAGAAGAAACTACTGAAGAAGAAGTTGTCGAAGAAGAGACCTATGATGTCGAAGAGGACATCAATGCACTTCTTCAAGGCGAGGAACTCTCTGAGGAATTCGAAGAGAGAGCACGCACCATTTTTGAGACTGCTATCAAAGCAAAAGTTGCAGAAATTCAAGAAGAACTGACTGCACAGTACGAGCAAACTCTTGAAGAGCAAGTTGCAACCATTAAGGAAGAACTGACCGATAGAGTTGATGCTTATCTTGAGTATGTTGCAGAAGAGTGGATGACCGAAAATCAACTCTCTGTTGAGCAAGGACTCAAGACCGAAATGACCGAATCATTCCTGACTGGAATGAGAAGTCTTTTTGAAGATCATTATGTATCAATCCCTGAAGAGAAATATGATGTTCTCTCTACTATGGTAGAGAAGTTAGATGAAATGGAAGATAAACTCAACGAGCAAATCGAAAGAAATATTGCTCTCAAACAAAGATTAGCCGAGTCGGTTGCCGATGCAATCTTCTCCGAGGTCTGTGAAGGTCTGGCACTTTCACAGAAGGATAAACTCGCTTCTCTTGCCGAAAATGTTGAGTTTGATAGTGAAGAGAAGTATCGTGAGAAACTGGTAGCACTGAGAGAATCTTATTTCCCTTCAACTGCTGGTACTCAAAGAGATCAGTCAGAGAATATTTCTGAGAGCGCAGACGCCACCGCACCAGTCCAAGTGTCTGGTTTAATGGAGTCATATCTCACTACTCTGACCAGAGTTTCTAAAAAGTGATTTTTATATCATAAGTCAAACTAAAACTTTTAAGAGGTAAAATTCAAATGCAAGGTTTCAATGCTGAACACCTGCAGGAGAAGTGGGCACCTATCCTCAACCACGAGGGTCTCGGTGGCATCCAAGATGCACACAAGAGAATGGTAACCGCAGTTCTCCTGGAGAACCAAGAAAGAGCACTCCGCGAAGAGCGTGAGTTCCTCTCCGAAGCACCTTCCTACGCCAACGGCGAAAATAGCTCTGGTGGTTTCGGTGGTTCATCGGGTCAAACCACCGCTGGTTTCGATCCCGTTCTGATCTCCCTGATCAGACGCTCAATGCCTAACCTGGTCGCTTATGACCTCGCTGGCGTTCAACCAATGAACGGTCCTACTGGACTGATCTTCGCAATGCGTTCACGCTACACCAGCCAGTCTGGTGCTGAAGCACTGTTCGACGAAGCAAACACCAACTTCTCTGGTGCTCAGGCATCGGGAATGGGTCCCGTTCTGGGTATTGGTACTACCGCAGCTTCAACTGGTAATAACCCAGCTGTTCTGAATGATGGTGGATCATACACCACTGGTAGTGCTATGCGCACTGCAGACTCTGAGAGTCTTGGTGCCGATGGCGACAATGCTTTCAACGAAATGGCATTCTCGATCGAGAAGGTCACCGTTACTGCACAGTCAAGAGCACTGAAGGCTGAGTACTCCTTAGAACTCGCTCAGGACCTCAAGGCAATTCACGGTCTGAATGCAGAAGCTGAGTTGGCAAACATTCTGTCAACTGAGATTCTCGCTGAAATCAACCGCGAAGTCATCAGAACCATCTATAAGGCTGCTGAAGCAGGCGCACAAGACAACGTTGCAAACGCTGGCACCTTCGACCTCGACGTTGACTCCAACGGTCGTTGGTCTGTTGAGAAGTTCAAAGGTCTGATCTTCCAAATCGAGCGCGATGCCAACGCAATCGCACAAAGAACTCGTAGAGGGAAGGGCAACACCATCCTCTGCTCTGCAGACGTTGCTTCCGCTCTGACCATGGCTGGTGTACTCGATTACACCCCTGCTCTCAACGCTAACCTGAACGTTGATGACACTGGTAACACCTTCGCTGGTGTTCTGCAAGGTAAGTATCGTGTTTATATCGATCCTTATTCGGCAAACACTGGTGCTGCTGGTGCTGGTGCTCAGTACTACGTTGTTGGTTATAAGGGTTCTTCACCTTATGACGCAGGTCTGTTCTATTGCCCATACGTTCCTCTGCAGATGGTACGTGCCGTTGGGGAGAACACCTTCCAGCCTAAGATCGGCTTTAAGACCCGTTACGGCATTGTTGCTAACCCATTCGCACAAGCTGGCGCTGCTTCTGGCGCTGTTGCCGACAACGGTGTTCAGACCGGTGTTAACCGCTACTACAGAAGAGTTCGCGTTCTCAACCTTATGTGATCCATTTTCACAAGGTTTCTCAGAGGGTTCTTCGGAACCCTCTTTTTTTATCTAAATACAAATAAAAAAAGATGGCAACCGCATTTGATAAACAGATAAGTAATAGAAACTTTTTATCGCCGGTTGGTTTTAACTTTGTTTTATCAAAAGAACCAAAGGTTTCTTTCTTCTGCAATTCTGCAAGAATACCTGAAATTAGTTTGGGAACTGCCATTCAACCATCATATTTGAAGGATATTGATGTTCCTGGTGATAAACTAACTTATGGTGATTTCTCACTGAGATTTTTGGTTGATGAAAATCTCAATAATTATATGGCAATTCACAATTGGTTAACTGGTCTTGGATATCCAGAAACCACACAAGATTTTAAGGATCTTATTACAGAAAGCGAAATTCAAGATCCAAAAAAACAATTCAGTGATGGATCTTTACACATTTTGAATAGTAATTATAGAGATGTTGCTATTGTAAAATTTAAAGACTTATTTCCAATCTATTTGACCTCACTGGAATTTGAAGCATCCGATTCTGATGTTAGCTACTTTACAGCAGAGGTCACTTTCAAGTATACTGTGTATAATATTCTTGCTGCTGATGGAAGAACGCGCTTATGAACCTTGATGAAATTCAGGAGATGTGGCAGAGGGATTCTGTCATTGATCCTGACAACTTACATGATGAATCTTTAAAAATTCCTCAACTTCATTCTAAGTATTATACCTTATACAATACAATTACACTACTTCGTGAGAGGGCAAGAGAAACTCATAATAGAGTAAGATTAGAACGCTATAATTACTACACAGGAAAGGCACCAGCAGAGGTCTATGAGGAAGAACCATTTCCGTATAAGGTAAGAGATAAAGAGGCATTACAGAGGTATTTGGATGCCGATGAGAAACTGAATAAAGTAGATCTTAAAATCAGATACTATGACATTATGCTCAAGTTCTTGGAAGAGATAATTAAGACTATTTCCAACAGAACTTACCAAATTAAAAATGCCATAGAATGGCACCGTTTCCAAGCAGGTTTTAACTGAGGCAATAAATACCCATAGGTGAAACTTATGGGTTATGTCTCATTTGATTATATCAAAAAAGAACGAAGTATATCTTCAAGTAAAAGCAGAACCACACGTCTACTACGAACTAGCAGATCAGTTCACGTTTGAGGTTCCTGGTGCCAAATTTATGCCTCAGTATCGCAACAAATACTGGGACGGAAAGATTCGTTTATTCAATACCCAGACTGGTGAGATATATGTCGGGTTATTGGATAAACTCACAAAGTTTTGTGAGGATCACGAATATACCTATGAGTTTGCTAATAACAAATTCTATGGTCTTCCTTTTGAGGTTAATGACTTCATCTCAAAGGAAGGTGTCAAGGATTATATGAATGCTATTTGCAAGTATTCTCCCCGCGAGTACCAAGTAGAGGGAGTATACGACGCCCTAAGACATAATAGAAAGTTGTTGATATCCCCAACTGCTTCTGGAAAGTCTCTGATGATATACTCTCTTGTGAGATATTACGTTGAGAAGCAACAAAATATTCTGATAGTCGTTCCGACGACTTCCCTAGTAGAACAGATGTATAAAGACTTTGCAGACTATGGCTGGGACGTTGGTTCATATTGCCACAAAATATATGCGGGAAAAGAAAGAGAGA